TAGCCATGTTACCAATCGTATGATTATAACTGATTCTGCTTTGGCAAGATTAAAACAACGAATTGCCTCAAGTAGCAATGCTTGGGGTATTCGCCTTTCCATTAAAGGGGGAGGCTGTGGTGGATATACATATGAGTTAAGTTATGCTGAGAATCATGATTTAACTGATGTGGTATACCACAACATAATAGCCGTAGATGCACTAAGTAATAGTTATCTACAAGACGCCACACTAGAGTGGCAAGTAGACGGAGTACAAGAAGAATTTGTAATTCAGAACGAGAAATTAGAAAGTGGACGCTGTGGCTGTGGCGAAAGCTTTTACACGGACAAAATATGAAAACAGGAACAAAAGGAATAGAATTAATTAAGCACTTTGAAGGGTGTGAACTAGAGGCATATAAATGCGCGGCTGGAGTATGGACTATAGGATATGGTCATATCAAAGGCGTAACACCAGAGAGTGTTATAACTCAAGAACAAGCCGAACAAATGTTAGTAGAAGAATTAAACGAGTACGAAGGTTACATTAACGACATGGTTACAACACCTTTATCTCAAAATCAATTTGATGCACTAGTATCATGGGTATATAACTTAGGTGGTGGTAATCTGAAAGCAAGTACACTTTTGAAAGTACTAAACTCAGGTGACTTCAATGGAGTTCCAGCGCAACTTATGAGATGGAACAAAGCAGGTGGTAAAGTCTTAGAAGGACTTACTAGACGACGACAAGCGGAGGCTGATCTATTTAGTGGAAATTAACTTTGAAGGCAAGTCCTATAACATAGGGCAAGATATGTGGGACGCAATGTGCTCTCACGCTGCCGAAAGGGAGATTACCATTGATGAGTATATAGCTGAAGCATTTACAAAATTAAGAGAACAAAATCGAGAACAAGACAAAATTTAGAGCAGACCATTATACGCCGCTCACAGACGGATTAACAGTAAAGCCTAGCGAAATCAATGGGTTAGGCTTACACACCCTCGAACCTTTAAAGGCAGGTATATACTTAGGAGAAACACATATTTGGGAAACAAATAGGTGGAGCTGGATAAGAACGCCCCTTGGAGGATTTATTAATCATAGTTCGACCCCTAACTGTTTTATAAGTACTAATATACACTATCACGATGGACAACAGAGAGAATTGTATACAGTCAGACCAATAGAGGAAGGAGAAGAACTAACAGTCTACTACACAGTAGGATATGACGATATATTATGACCTTAAAAAAACAGTTCACCAACGATACCTTGGAAGAAGAACTTAGGGAGATTTGTTGTGAACAACAAAAACAAATCAATCAACTTAATCAGAGCATTAAACAGCTAAAGAAAATGGTAGCAGAAGAATCAGAAGCAAAGTATAGAGCTTATGTTAAATTTGCAGACCTACAAAAACAAAGACGATGGCACAATGAAACAGACCTATAAAATAACAGTATATTTAGAATCAGAAGGCGACCCAAAAGATTGGTTACCTGAAGCATTGGATATCAATTTGATACCAGCTACAATATATGGTCATGATGTTGAGCCTATTGACAAGGAAAATCCAGACTACAAATGGATAAAGGACTTGTCCTGACCAGTCATAAGATTCATAACACAAGAATAGCCATAAAGTGTATTGAAGCTAATCAAAAAGCCACTAAAAGTGGTTCAGTATGGCAACAGCTCGAGGACGAGTTAATCGTTCTTAGAGAAAAATTGGAGAATTTGGAGCATGGCACAACCTAGCGAACAATTTCAAGGCGACATGAGCCGAAACGAGGTTGAAATAGACCTTAATAAATTCATGGCAATGGTTTCTGAAATAGGGGAACTAAAAGAAAAGATTAGAGAACTAGAGAACGAAAAAGAGCCAGATAACCCTTGGCAAAAAGCAATTTGGTTTTCACAGATGATAGACTCTTGGCGTATATTTCCTCGAATGTTCTTATCAGTATATATGTATTTACTATACTATTGTACTTTTTGGTTCATGGAACTAGATGTACCCACATTAGAGCAATCAGGGTTGATTTCTATTGTAGTAGGAGCAGGCGCAGCTTGGTTTGGACTATATGCAGGAACAGCGAAAGACAAAATTAACAGTAAATAAACAAAGGAAAAAGAATGAAAGTAATAGTATATAGTAAAGATAATTGCATTTTCTGTGAAAAAGCAATATCATTAGCAACAATGAAAGGACTGGACTTAGAAGTTAAAAAACTAGGAAAGGACTTTGGAATGGAAGACCTCATGGGGCAATTCCCTACTGCTAGAACATTTCCACAAATAGTCGTTGACGACAAGAGTATAGGCGGGTACACAGAATTCGCTGAACTGGTCAATGATTGAGATATTTCGCAATGTCTTAACTGAGAACCACCGAGAACAGATTTATATGCACGCTGTTAATGCGGACTATAAAATAGGGTGGGGAGACACATCAACATTTGAGCATAGGCAATACCCTTGCCTACACTCGGATATAAACAGAGCAGATTGGAGAGGATTAGATTTCATGGATGGCATTAAGAATGAGCCCATGAAAGACTTAGTTAAAAACTTAGCTTTTGATAAAGCAGTTATAAACTTAGCTACTCCTTCTTCAATTCAGTTTCCTCATACTCATGGGGATTCAACAGTCATAACTTACTATATAAATCCCGAGTGGAAAAAAGAGTATTATGGTGAAACTATATTCTATGACGATTCAATGCAACATTGTGTCGGCACAGCATTATATGAACCAAACGCAGCAGTCGTCTTTGATGGGCATATTCCTCATTCAATAAGACCTGCCTCTCACATAGCTCCAAGTTATAGATTCAGTCTTTCGGTATTCTTCCGAAAAAGGAACTTCATTGAAGAAGCAAAAAATAATACTTGACACCGCCCTCAAATTTTAGTATAATAGTTGTATGAATTTATTTTACTTAGACGAAAATTTAGAGAAGTGTGCAGAATACCATGTGGACAAACACATAGTAAAAATGCCACTAGAAGTAGCTCAGATACTATGCACTAGCATATGGATTGATAAGTTTCTAGGATTTGTTCCTAGAGCTTTGAACAAGGAAGAACGAGATGTGTTGAACGAAGAAAAAGCAAAAATCAAACACTTACTTCCAGAGAACAGACCAATCACACCTTATCTACCAATGATGTATAATCACCCCTGTACTATATGGGCAAGGTCATCACTAGATAACCATGAGTGGACACACTGCTACGGCAATGCTCTAAATGACGAATACAGATATAGATATGGCAAAGAACATAAGTCCATAGACCAAGTAGTAAATAAATTACCTGAGCCAGTACATATGAAAAGACTAGGCTTTACAGAGTTCGGATTAGCTATGCCAGACGAGTTAAAGGATTATGAAAATCCTATACAGTCGTACAGAGACTACTACCACTTAGATAAAGCAACCTTTGCAAGCTGGAAATACAGAGATAAACCCGATTGGTGGAACGAGGACTACGCAGATTATGAAAGTCGTATTACAAGATAAACCATATATATCGGTATACTTTCCTAGCAACATGACGCAGGAACAAATTGACACTTGGTTATCCAAGTGGTATTCATCACGAAATTTAACACATTAACAGGACAAAATGTACGACAGACCAATAAAACAAAAAGAATTTAATGATTACGCAAAGTTCGTAGTCAGCACAACATCAGAGGAGAGTTTAAGTACTCTTAAATTAGCAGAAAGATTGCTAAAACTACAGACACATACAGAGACCGAGTGGTCTCAACTATTAACAGCTTCCATCGGCATGCAAGCCGAATCGGGAGAGTTCTCTGAGATAATCAAGAAGATTATATTTCAAGGGAAAGAATTTAACGAAGCAGAACGATTCCACCTCAAACGAGAGTTGGGTGATGTACTATGGTACTGGGTTCAAGGCTGCACAGCTTTAGGGTACACTCCACAACAAGTGATGGAAGAAAACATAAATAAACTCGAGAGCAGATACCCTAATGGTTTCGAAGCTATCCGTAGCGAAGTACGGAAGGAAGGAGATATATAATGATAAAGATGCTAGATATATTCTTACACGAGTATAAACATGAAAACAGAAGTGCTGAAGTATGGTTAGACGAGAACGGAGTTTTTGTTACCAGACACTTTAGTGATA